CCGGAAATACATCATATGAATATCGAATTTTTCCTTCTGTATTGTTGATGGTATTTGCTTTTAGGGAAACTGTTCTTCCACCAATAGCATCCTGTTTCATCACAATTGTAGCTGATGCCATTCGCCCCACTGGTGGTGGGTTTATTAATGTAAGTGTAACTGATGCCGCCAAATTTGCCCTGAAAAAACTTCCTGTTCTTAAATTCAACGATTGATTACTATTAACGGTTCCCAGGTTCACAACAGTCTCAGTATATGGACCCATATCTGTATTTCCGGTAATTGATACATTACCAGAAAGGGTTGTGATTCCTGTGCTTTGAACAGTTAAATTGCTTGCAAAAGTAATAGGACCTACTACAGAACTTGTAACATTTAGTGTTGAAACGGTTGCGCGAGACGATACAGTTACATTTGATGCATATAATGTTCTATCCACCACCACATTACCAGTAGCCATTATTCCGTTGGATACGGTGTTACTAAATGTAACTTGCCCAGCGAATGATGAGTTAGCTCCAGTTTGCTTAATAAATTTACCTGTGCTAATCCATCCACCTATTGATGCATTGCCAGACGCAGTTATATCAGCAAAGGAAACGCTTCCTAGAGTTTGGGTTCCTGTTACTGTAATGTTACCTACGGTAATATTTCCTAAAACAGTAGCATTACCACCAACCCAAATTGAATTAGAAACATTTACTGAATTTCCCGGACCAGTAACTAGAATTGATAAAGTATTAATTGTATTGGATTGTAATACATTTATCAGTGCGGTATTTGTTACGTTTAAACTAGTGCCTGGTTTAGTTAAAATTAATAAGGTATTACCTGATAATGACGGACCATCAGTAATATTATTAGCTATAGCTATAAGCTGTGTGGTAGCTGTCAACCAGTTCTGAAAAGTATTAGATGTGCTTAATTGATTAATTGCCATTTATTATTCTCTGGTTAATAATGATGAAAGCATTCTTTTTATATCACTCATATCTCGCTCTAAACTCAAAAGTTTATTTTTCATCAATTCTTTCTCTCTATTTTCTTCATCTCTAATTTTCTTTTGATGATAATAGTTATTGAGTTCATTCACATCAGTATTTAGTATGGCACCATTTTCCATGTCTCTAACAAATTTAGTTCCTTCAATTGGAATATATCTTGGATAATTTTTTTTCATATTAAATAGATGGAATAGCTATGGCTCTCAAATCTTTTACTCTAGGAACATCTACTGAATCAGTTCCAGACAGAACAACTTTGACTGCAAACGAATTAAATTCATAAAACTCTCCAGAAGTTGGTGATGTATATGAAACAATATTGTTTGCTACATTATTTATTCCTGGTGCAAAAGTTAATTCATTATAATCTAGATAATCTTGAGAATAATAACCAACGTTATCTATTTGAGTCATAAGCTGCCAATTTTTATCACCCCAAGGTTCAGCGTCCCCAGCGGCTAATATTTTATAGTATACATCAATTGATGAACCTGCTGGCTTGTGAGCAGTTATATAAACTCTTAAATCGCCCGAATTAAAACCATCAGCTAATGAAACTTTTTTGGTTACATATCTAGCTAGAATTACCACCACGTTTTTTATCCTCACCATTGAATACGGCAGAAGCTGCATATTTTCCAGCCGCAGGAGGAGAACCGTTTCCTCCAGATATTGTAATTGTTGGTGATGTTTTATAACCTGAACCAACATTTGTGAGAACGATTTTATCGATTGTGTTGGTTGTAGCAGTTTTAACAACATTTGCAACAGCTATGGCTCCATTTCCATAATCTCCTGTTATGGTAACTGTTATATTAGAACCATTAGAATAAGAACCGGTATTGGCCATGTAGATATTATCATTTGATAATTCTAAATTGTTTATTTTCTGTCCAATAGTTAAAACACCAAATCTTTCCAAGTCTATTATAGGTGAAACGTCCTTATTTTTAGTAGTCATTTGGGCTCTGACACTAAGTGTCAAAGGGCCTGATTCGGGATTTATTACTCTTTCCCCAAAACTATCTAACATTAAGATTTCTTCACCGGTAGGTATTTGTTGGAATCCTGTTGTGCCTCCAGTATTTCTTAATTCGGAATTGAATGAATATGTTAATGAGCAGTTCGCAAACTCAATTTCTTGTGTTTGAAGAATCATCATATCATAATCAACATTATCTGTTGGTAATTGATCTGGATCTAAATCCAAAACAATGGATGCCGTTTTATCTGTAGCAAATTGGTAGTTATAAATTCTAAACATTAAATCAGCGTTTTGTTCTGCTGTCCATGTTTGTCCATTTTGAGATTTAAAGAATGAACCTGTAAATGGCTGTGCAGTAATGTTTTGTCGAAGATTTAAATCTTCGCTACCCATTTCAGCAATAAACACTTCATATTTGTTTGAGTTTGAAAGTAATACTATTGCGTGCTCTCCTGGAGCCAAATGAATTGGTGCTTGAAAAACAAACTCAGTATACTTTAAAGGATCATCCAAATCTGGATAATCACTTGTTTGTACTTCATCTGGGTCAAGAGAAATGTCAGCAAATGGGTATATATCCGTAGCAGATGGGTAACCATTAACGGAGGGTCTTATTTGCAATCTAATGGGTAATACCTCATCCTTGTTAGAGAAACACACTCTTGCTCTTGATAAGAATACCCCATCTGGATGTTCATCCGGATCAACCAAAAAGGTTTCTGCTACAGGATCTCTTTTCCAAGGTGAACCTTGCGCAATTCTTTGATTTTCATAAGTAATCAGAGTCCGATTTTCGGTAAAAATTTCAACAACTCTTTTGGGAACTATTGTAGAAAGAATTCTTTCCTCAACTGTATTTAATCTACCTTCAGCAAAGAAAGCACTCTCAGCTCTAGAAGTTGCGTCTCCCAATTTACCTTCTCTATTATCAGTTAATCTAAAGTTCTTCTCTCCAGTTCTAAATTTTCCTCTAGGAATAAAAAAGCTGCCTGATAGATTTCCTAGAGAATCGGCTTTTACTTCCCCTATCTGAATAATAGAATTTGGCTCAACTCTCAGTGCTGGACTAACAGTTAGAGTTCTGGTTGTAGAATCATATGCTGTGATAATTGATTCTTTTTCATCCCATTCTATTGCTGGAGCGCGGGGGCGTGTTATAGGATTAGTTTCTTCTGGACTTTCCAAAACCGTTCTGATTGGGGTATTTCCAAAATCAAATGTAATAGATGCATTAGCCGCATCTCTTCCTAATTGAATTGAGGTGGACAATGTTTCGCTTGTGACATTTGCCCTACCTGAGGTGTAAGTGTATGCATCGGAAGTGGCCAATCTAACATTAGCGTAGACTGGATTTTGCCCAGCAGCCTCTCCCGTTTCAGCTCCAGGAGGTCTTTCTAAAAAGATTGTGCCAGAATTCCAATTAACGGTTTGTGTTCCATTGATTGAAACGTTGTCCACGAAAATTCTGTTTCCTGAAATCATTGTTATGGTTGCATTACCTATAATGGTAGAACCATTTTTGATATAAGCACCACCAGGAAAAAGAACCTTTCTCTGATAAACTGTAAATGGCCAAAATTCCCCTGTTCCTCCAGATGCCTGATAAGCAACTTTACTTCTGAAAATTTTACTGAATGAAGAATCTATTGTAAAATAATTATGTCTTGACACATATTGTGAAACAGATTCCTCATCAAAAAATGGATATGCTATTGAACCTGGTTTTAAGCCCCTTCCATTGTATATGACCTTAATTTTTCTCATCCAAGGAATCACTCTGCTATCGAGAAGTGTGTCTCCTAGTGATTGATCTACCCTCTCTGGAACGAAATATGTTTTTGTTCCGGTTCTGGTTTGATTAGTGGAAATTTGATCTCTAGCCCATGTATCGTTTCTGAACCAACGGCCACCTAAAGAAACTGTTTGTGTCCATGTCGAAACTCGTCTTCTTCCAATAGAAGTTGTTTTCCAAGATCCCCACTGAATTTCTGCCCATTTTTGTGTGTCATTAATTAGTTCTATCATTCCAGCATTTGCTGGATCTTCTATAGTAACAGAAGGTAATCTGTTAATATCAACCCATATATCAGATTGCGGTTTTAATCTAATATCTCCGCTAAACAACTGAACATTGTATGGGTTCACACTAATCGAACTACTTGCATTGTTTGCTTGCACAAGAACTGTATCATCAATTCCTTCTGGGCCTGTCAAGAAAAAGAGTGTTGTAGTCTGCTCAGAAATTCCTTTTCTATAATTTGTGGAACTCGTTTCATCAACATTTAATCCATAACTGTTGATATTTGCAGAACAACGTAATTCGTGTTCTTCAGAATCAATTGCTGCATTAAAATCAGAACTTGTGGTGTCAACAACATCAAATCCGACAAAACTATCAGTTAAAATACCATTTTTGGTTCTTCCATATAGTGAAGTGTCAGATTTTGAAGCCGCATCATTTTCTAATAATGATAATGTTGAATAATATTCAATATTTTTAAGGCGCTGATCAATAACTCCAATATCTTTCATTGTATAACGACGAGTTTCAAACTTCTTAAATTGAATTTCCTTTAAATCTAATGTATAAGCCGGTATTCTTATCTCATATAAAGGCATTGACCCCGGTCTGTTTGCAGGAGGAATCGCTGAAGATGATGATACACCTTTTATTAAAGATAATGAACCTTGAGAAGACAAAACTAATTTATCAACTCGATTTAAATAATTTTGATATGATAAAACAATAGCAGTATTTCTTTTTGGAATTTTTGGACCTATTGTTGTATCGATATTAAGTGCCTTTAATGATGAATCAAATGTTTTTTCAATAAATGATGGTCTAAAATCCAAACAATCCCTCAATTCATAATATTTTCCTGATGCTGAGAGATATGATGGTATTCTTTCATATAAAGATTCTGAATAAGAATTCACACAGAAAAATCCATATGAGTTTTCAGGATGAGTGAATCTATCAAAATAAATGACTATTGGACCAATTGGAGGGGTTGCTCCAGGCTTTAAAGTTATTGAAGCATAATCATAATAACTGTCTCTTTGCCCATTGTCCAAAGTATATCTGTCGGTAACATCGGTTGCAGTTTCTAAATTAGCTTGCGTTATTTCATTTCCTTCAAAATCTATTACAGCCTTTATTGATAAAACGTCACAGACAAAAAGTGATTGGCGCTCACCGGGAACTTCAATTACAGTATTTGCGTCTATATGTAATTGACCTAAGGTATCATATAATTTTATTACATTAGCAAAAGGACTGTCACTCGTGAATGTATCTATAGCAGGATCGGCAACATAAGAAGTGTCTGATTCTACTAACGTTTTTCCTTTAATTCCAGAATTGGATACTGTAATCGTGGCTAATATTTCAATCACAGCGTCATTTCCGCCAGTAACTGTGAATACTGCACTAGTGCCACCAGTAACAACAACGGACCAAAGCCCTACAGGAATAACTTGTCCTTTAGCGAAGGATGATGTTCCTGGGCTTCGACATATCAACGTATAATTCTGTAATTTATCTAATTCTGTAGTTGCTGTTCCAAAAGTATCACCAGCCTCAACCGTAACGGCACTTGAAACGCCGGCCGTAAGAGTTGTTATAAATCTTCTAACATAAGAAAAATTTATATCACTCACTGAATTTGGTTTGGTATATGTTGTTCCTATGTTAAATATTAATTCTTCTACCTTACTATCAAATAATATTGCCTTATTAGTTGTGCCCAACGTTGATGGATTTATTCCTATTGATTGAGAAATATCCATTGCTACATTGATTGTTGAACCAGAAGATACTGAAACTATAGATTCAACATCTTGTACATTAAATTCAATTGTATAGAGACTTGCTGATGTGGGGGTATCAACATAACTTGATGATACATTTGCTATTTTTGTGACACCATTGTAATTTGTAATTAATTTAGCACCCTCTATAGAACCTGGACCTGATGTGATTCTCAGAAAAGCTCCAGTATATGCATTATTCGCATTGGAAGCGCCAGATGGCAATTGAACCCAATCCGCACCTCCTGATGCTAAAGTTCCTGTTAAATTTGAAGTTTGAACGTCCATCAATTCTACAGCAAAAATATAAGTATTGCCTGATAAATTATTGGCAGAACTTACATATTCGGTTGATTTTACCTTAGCTGTGCCTATTTTTGTATTACTATATGTTGCCGTTGTTAATGTGTTAATAGATCCTCTATAAACACAATGCAAATCAACATCAACTAATTGATTAATATTAAATGTATTAGCTACATTATTTGTATAGAAAAAATTGCCATAGTTTGCATTGATTCTATAATCTGATACTGTGGTGGTATCTCTGGCTTTATCAATAACAAGGGTTGATGGATAATTTAAAGCTACTTCATAACCTTGAATATATGCTTTACCTGGACCTAATATTGCATTAAAAACTTGACTGTTAGCTGTATTAGCTTCTGATGCTATACTAAATGGACGAACAACATAATCACCTGATTCATCATAGGTTCTTCTTGCTAACTCATCCGTTATTTTATTATAAATTGTTGTCTTTTTAGAAGTTCTATAATTTCCATTATCAAATTGTGCCAATTCTAAGAAATTTTCTAAGTCTGTTGAATCTAAAGCTCTAGTGGCTAGTGTCAATTCAATTTTATACCTATCGGCTCCTGGAGCCTGATAATTGGAAGCCTCTTGTGCTGGATCGACCAGTGACGCATCATCATTTGCTGTTACAAAATATTCATTTATTTCAAATCCCACTTTTAATGTTGCAGAATTTGTATTATATTTGCTAATAGCAATCGATTGTGTATCGGTCTTTATAAAATAACCATTATAGTAATAAACACCAGATTGTGTTGTAAATGCCTGCCCTTGACCAATAGAGTCTGCTGTAGATCTTATAGTTCCAAATATAGGAGTATCGTCATCAGTTCTAAAGGATTCTCCAACTGTAAATGGATCTCCATACATTTGAATTATTAATAATGTTGGCGGATCACCTAATGCAGTATCTGCTGGAGACGCAACTATTACTTCAGCTCTTTTTGAAAGTTCTTGGTCTAAACTATAAATTGTTTTTCCTGCAAAATCCGATATATCTATTGGAACCCCTTCATAGTTATCTTGGATTTTAAAATAGGTACAAATCTGTTGGGCAGATTGTCCATCTAATACGGCAACACCATTAAAAAATATATTATTACCAAATCTTTCAATTTGTTTCTGTAAAATAGATTGTAATTGAGTCAATTCTCTAGCTTGTACGGAATAGCCAGGTTTAAATAATATCTTCAAAAACTTTTTATCTTCATTATAATCGTCATAATAAGGATTAAAGTTAAAATTTGTGGTGAGTGCCATGGGATTCCTTTAAAAATTTATAACAAATCTTATATTTTCTGATTGACCGTCTACCCTCGTTACGGCTGATATATTTTCGACATATAATATATCTCCAATATACGGCTCAAATTCAGGGTAATTGATTTTAATTGCGCTTCTAGATATTTCACTCGTTGCACCTGTTAATGGTAACCCGACCACAAACTGTCCTCTAACATTTGTTAACTTTACCAAAGAATCTGTTTGTGCGTTCACGATTCCTTGAAAGGTGGCAGTTTCGACCGAGGTGCCTTGATAAACAAATTCATCTAATGTATAAGGATTACCAGAAACTAAAGTGACCTGATAAGTTTGATCTACTACATTATTAGCTGTAAAAGAATTTAATTGTACTGTACTTCCATATTTATAAGGATCTCTGAGAAAACCAATTTGTCTAAAGGTTGTATCAGAAGAAATTTTTCCACCTTCTGTAGTGTCTCCAGCACCTATTCTAACAGATATCATCACAGAATTTGCACCTAATTCCTCTGCGGGATAACGGCCGTGGCCATATTTTGGACCTATAATTGCTCTTGCATCGGCTGAATATCCTGCACCGTAAATTACAACGTTTGCATAACTATAACCAGAACCATATTCGGTGACTATAATTTTTTCAATAACGTTTGATGATGATACTATGGGACTAACCTTTGCTCCAGTACCATCTCCTTGTATTATCGCTCTTGTCGAAAAGGTTAAATTGTTTCCAGAACCACCACCTGATGAAATTGTTTTATTTGAAATTTGTATTTGATCAGCGCCTATGGTGCTAACAACATAAGTTCCGTCACCGGTACTATAAATTCCATTTCCGGTCACAGACATTCCATTCGCGACACCATCTAAAGTGGCTAATGTTATTAAATTGGTGCCCGTAGTGAAAGATGATGGAATAATATTAGAAGTGGTATATTCTTCTCCACCATAATTAATTACCGCAGCATAAATTGCCCCATCAACAATAGAATCCACATTCATACTATAACCCGAGGTCGTGGCTGTTCTCGGAATGGGCATATATCCTTGCGATTTATATCTACTGAGTGGAGGTATTGTGTACATGTATTTCCAAATATAACCGTCTGCTGTTTCAGAAATACCATTATTAATAGTAAAAATTCCGGTTGGTTCTATAGTAGAAAGAGAGCCATAATTATTACTCAAACATTTATAAACTCTATCTGATGAATTTACGACATAGAAATTTTGTTCAGAGTTATATACACCAGCAGCATCATCATATTGAAGGTATTCACTTCCTCCGGTCCAATTTTTTAATGAAATAACTAAACTAATATCAGAACCTGTTATCTTTTTTGCCGCATACATATTATCCCAAACCATTCTTTCAGTTAAATGAGTTTCGCTTATTATATCTAACTGTGGTTCCTCTTCAAAATTGGTATTTTTTCCAATAAAAACATATCCAATAGACGTTGGCTCAGGTTCAAAAAAACTTTCATTAAATTGCTCTGCTGCAAAGAGTGCTAAATTTTTAGATGTATATTTTGTTGACATAAAATTATTTATACCTTATCAAAGTCTTTCTACTACGCTGATATAATTATTAAATACCTCATCTGAAGACAAGGCTCTATTATAAATTTTAACTGTGGCCAAATTACCTCCAGTCATTGCCAAATTGTCTATAACTGTACTAGGAAATTCATCAACTAAACTATAATTACCCATTATATTTAGCGCACCCTCTGCCGTAAATAATGTACTTGGAACATCACTGACTGATAATTTTAATTCTCCATTTATATAAAAACTACCTTCATTTTCTTCTCTAACAAAACAGACATGATACCAATTATTAGGTTCTAGAATAGTTGGTGTGCCAAAATAATTTCTAGAAAAAACAGAACCGTTTTCAGAAACGGAAAAGACTAGGCGTCCATTTACATTTATCCATAACTGATATTCCATTGTAGTATTATTTAAAAGCCCTTTTTCTATAATTCTCTGTTGCTTATCGTTTACGACATTGTTAACGTAGAAAAATAAATCTATTGAAAAGGGGTCAGATCCGAATGAAAGATTTTCATTATGTGAAACCTCAACAAAATCATCATATCCATCAAATATAAAATAGTTATTAGTTACAGATTCATCATTAAATACCGGACCGTTTCTGAGTGTTCCGGGATAACTGTCCGCCAAATTAACCCAAGTTGTTCCAGAACCAGAATAACTTTCCGTATTTGCAGCATCCAAATGAAGAGTGAGTCCATTTAAAACCAACTCATAATTTACAGCCTCTTCAACTGATGACGCCGATACGTTGATTAAGTTTTCTGAGGGTGTCAATAATATATTTTGAGTGGAAAATTCAACAAAAGGATATGTTCCCGCAGGATTTAATAGTTGAAGTAAAGCTGTTTTAAATGTTTTAAATTGCTGTTTGGTTTTTATTAAATATGTTCCTGTATTATAAAATATTCTATCTTGTATCTTTTTCTCGTTAGAAAGATGCCCTTGAATAGATTCATAATATCCAGGATATTGAAAATATGAATTTTCGATAATAGCTTGAGCATTTGCAGTGCCATCACCACTAGTGGTCAGATCTACAAAAGGTGCAAACTTATAACCACTTCCAATTTCACTTACCTGTATAGAAAGAATTTCTCCTCTTCTTCCTGTTGCACCTGCCGTAATAATTTCACCATCACCCATTATTGATGTGGTGCTCAATATGGCGCCAACACCAGTGTCGCTATAAACTTCCACTGTCGGCAATGTGCTTTGTTCATATCCTTGCCCACCTATAGGATAAAAATTAAATTTACCTATTTCCGTGTTCTGTTTAGTTTGAGTCCAAATAGAATCAACATTCAGAGATCTACTGGAATGTACAGTATTAACTATGGCTTCTTGATTGAAAACCATAATTTTATCACCCTTTTTAAATTCGGTATTAAAAGATGAGCCTGTTCCTATTACATAATTATTTCCTATTTCAATTGAAACGTCGTAAAAATTTCTATTTGATGTGATGAAAGTATTACTTGTTCCTTCAGGAAAAATTAATTCAGATGATGTTACTGCTGAATTCATATTCAATGATGTAGAAGAGTCAATAACTGATATTATTCTGCCTGTTAAATAATCAGTTTCATATCTAAAAATATATCTATTAGTATTTGTTAAGACAAAAAGATATTTTCCGTCTGTTGAGAATTTTAATGATGTGCCTGCCGTTTCATTCAATAAATTTAGATTTAACAAATCTTTGGATTGAACAAAAGTTGAAGTTGCAATATTCCATTGATTTGAAAGAGAATATTGTAGGACTGCTCCAGTTGAACTGCTGCTCATTACATAATATGAGTTTCCGCTGGGATGAAATCTTATATCTCTTATGTCACTTATTTCGGCTGGATTATAATTTCTAATCCAAGTTGCCGTATTTACTCGATATGGTGTAGATAGATAATATTGATTTACAACATCAGAACCGGTTCCAACAATATACATTGAATAACCATTGTTGGCAATTTCTACACCCCTAACGAATGTTTCTCTAGTTGTAACATTAGCGTTTGCTCCGGTGGTGGCCGTCGCGGTTAATACATTCCATGCTGAACCTACAGAATATTCTATAATTCTATTATTTCCTGTAGTTGACTGGCAAAAATACATTTTTGTGCCAGTAGGATTAAAATAAAGCCCACTAAGAGACGCAGATGGGAGTGATACACTCACTATAGAATTGGTATTAACTGTATCTAAATTCCATTCTTCTAGTAGATCCGCTTGATAAACCGCATCCTCACCATTAGAAAGAAAATATACTCTACTACCATCATCTTTAAGATATAGTCCTCTAGTTTCTGTAGCGATTGAATTAAGATTAAAAGACTGTTGATATTGTACCTTTGAAAGTGTCCAATTTATGGTTAGATCGATTTTATCGCCCTCATTTAGTTCATCAACAAAATTCGTGTCTATTCCTTGAACCGTGATTAAATCTGGAGTTAAATTGGCAGAGCCTGTTACTGTAACTTGAATATTTGCTGGTGGATGAGGTTGTAATTCGACTTTAACTATTCCACCATTTAGATCAACTTGTTTCACGGCCGCTCTTGCGCCGACACCATAACCATTTGGATGGCTTGCAAAAGAAATTTTGTCACCTACTTGATATCCTGCTCCTGCATTTATAACATCAACTCTTCCTAAAGAACCAGCAGTTCTGAGAACAAAGGTGTCAGAAAATACATCGTTGTAACTATAAGTGGCTATATTGGCTGATTCTGCGTCAATAATTGGAATTTGTTCTATGGGAACATCTGAACTGATCAAAACTACTTCTGTTATATCTCCAATAGAGGAAAGAGTTGAATAATTAAAAACATCACACAATTTTGTATTAACGTTCGGGCTACTGATGGTTTCATTTGGTATAAAAACGTTATTTGATTTATAGTTTGCGCTAGAAATTTGTAATGCGGAAATATCATAGATCAAATCTGTATTATACACATATGAACTAGCAGTATTTTTTCCTGTTGTGTCAACTAAACTAATTGCGCCATTTAATGAATATGGTGAAACATTACTGACGTTTATTGGATAACCAGTTTTAAAACCGGCACCACCATAATTTAAAGTTAATAAGTTATAATTCCCATCAAAAACTGAAGATACAGAAGCATTAGCTTCAGTGATAAAATTTCCACCATATAATAAAACAGGATCTCCTACATTATAAGAAGAGCCACCATCATTAATTTTAATAGATGTTAGAGCGGAAAATGGTTCCAATATAATGGACAATAATTCATCATTTACGATAATATTTGTTGATATTGCCTCACCAGAAATAAAATTTCCTCTTATAGTTTTTGCATCAATCTCATACTCAAAAATTGGAATGCCAGATTTTATATAAGATATAGAATTTTCTAAAATAGCAGTTGCACCACTGTCCCCACCTATCAACTCCCTATTTACTAATAATGTGGGATCAAAATTTAAATAATGTATTTTTAAAATATCTCCCGCTGTAAGTGCTGTATTAAAAATTATTCTATTTTCTTCTCTTATTAGAGTATAATCTGTAATGTGGGTTTGTAAAACATCATTTACATAAACGTTTATAATTTGCTCTAAAGTCTCGGTTGTATAATTCCATTTTTGAGTAGAATCACTCCATTGAAAAATTTCACTTCCTGTGATGTATAGTTGTTCATCGACGGGATCTTGAGGATAATTTAATTTTGGTAAAGCTAAATTAAAAGTTATTGTTTCATCCCCAGAAACGGTATGTGTTGAATACACATCTCTCGTGACTCTAATTGTTCTGAGAATTTTCCAAACACTTCCTGAAACAACTAAAACATCATTTTTAGGAACAAAAAGATCTATTTCTTCATCAAACAATGAACGAAAAAAGTATTTAAAAGCTCGTTCATTTCCTTTTGATTTATAAAAAGGAATTGAATTTTTAATCAATAATTCTTTTGATGCCTGAGTATCTTTAGGAAAAAATTCTAAAAATATATTGAAAAAATTTTCCTCAAAATCACTTAAAGATTCATCAACATCTGCTATCGATTTTAATTGTTGGGCTCTGGAATAGAGATCATTTTTATTAGAGGGATCATTATTTAATTTATTCTCTAAAAATTCATAATAAGATTCGATAAATCTTATGAAAAGTGGATAATCTTCCCTTACAAATTCCGGAAGTTGCGTGTTTATTGCAAGAGAAATTTTATTACTTAAATTGTGACTCATAATGGTTGTAGTGCTATAGAAATGGATTCAGCATCTAAAGAATCTATTAATACTATTGTATTTCGTTTTGAATCTATTATTGTTTCTTTTGCAAAAGCAACAAATGAAAGTGATTCTGGCTCACCATACACAGACAATATATTATATTCGTTTGTTTGAATTAATCCTGTTTCATAATTTATTGTGCCTGCATATTCTTCTATAATTTTTGCTTCTGAATTTTCATTATAATATACCGCTCTCAGATAACCTTTTTTACCTTGTACTATTGCAATAGCTGATGCTGAGGTGCCATCTCCATTTATTGTCACTGTTGCTGAAGTGTAGTTAATTCCGGGATTATCTATGACAATTTCAGTTACTCTTCCATTTAAGAGTATTGCAGTAGCTTTCGCGCCAGTACCATCACCAGTAATGGTCACTGTAGGAACATTTCTATAATTAATTCCAGAGTTCAATATTTCAATCGATTCTATTCCTGTAGAAGAATATGGAATTTCTTCAAATCTAATAGTTCTTCTGGTTCCTTGGAAATCAAAAATATCAAAATATTCTGAAACCAATTTATCTTGTAAAGAACCCCTTCTCAGTTCTGAGCCAAAATCGATTATATAAGTTTTTAATTCATTAATAAAAATTGGCACCTTTTTCTTTATTTTTGTTTCTATAACAGAACCAACTATCGAGGGATCCGAGTTATCAATATCATCTTGTAATCTAGATTGAACATATCTCGAATTAAAGGTTTCGAGATTTGTATTATTATATGAAATAATGGAATTTCTTATAACATTTTTAAGATCATTTGATGAAAGATTTGTCTTTGTGCTATCATATTTTACTCTTCCGTTAACTAAAATATAAGTATAATCGGGTTCTAATATTTCAGCATCGGTAGTAACTATTGCCTTTGGTTTAATTATAGAATTTAAAATTCTAGTTTTTTCATTTTCTGATAAAAAGAAACCTTCCTTCATCTTTATAGAAATGAAAACTTTATTAAAAACCTTTGGTGTTTGCTCCTCTCCACCCCAAACGGAAATAGATTGTATTCCTGGATAACTTAATTTTATAAAGGATGCATAATCTTTTGTGGTTACAAGTCTATTTTGAGTCGAATATGCTTGAGGAGCTGAAAATTTAATTGAATCGACTGATTCTCTTTCTGAACCTCCTATAGCAGCAGTTACCGTGGATATAACGACATTCGTATATCCTGATATAGAGGTTAAATTTAGAAAAGAACTAGCCCTATTTGCAACGGAACCATTTGTTACAAGATAAGTTACTATTATTTGTGCACCATCGGGTAGTTTTTTACTAATAAAATCGTCACCAAAATAAATTTGATATCTTAAATCTCGTCCTTCTTGCAAATAGAATGCATTTGAAGTAGAATTTAAATCTAAAATATCCGTTGATCTTGTATAGACCTCAGATGAAGAATTAGATGGATTATCTTTTATTGTTACCTTTATTGTTCGTGTATCAACATTTTGATCGGGTAGAGTAAAAATTTGATTTGGATTAGCTCCATTATCTTGAATAAAAGAATAAGTATTGAAAATTCCCTCATATATTGGGATATTGTTAAAAATATATTTTGTGCCAGATTTCGTTACAGTATAATTTTCTACAGTCACAAAATTATATGGAAAATCTCCAATAATCTCTGAGGTGAATTTTGTGCCTCTCGGCATAGTTAGAGTATCTACCGTCGAATCATTTGTTTCTATTGTAATATTAATGTATGCGATAGCTGCATTTTTAGATGATGGAGTATACCCTAAAAGTTTGGCGTGTGAAATAACGGAATCTCTTAAAAGTGCTGTATCTAAGAACGATTCGTTAGCAATCATGTTTAGGTAGTAGGCATTATAATGGGTATTATAAGCCAATAAATCAATAAGAACGCTGAGAGTCGAACCCTCGAAATTATAATCACTAAATTCGGATTGTTGATTTAAGAACGTTTTTAAGTTTGTTTTGATGGTATCAAAATCTAAATCAGTTACCGTTAATCTAGATGGTGTTGCCATTATCGAACTCTTTCTAAAAAGAAGGTTATTTGAATCGGTGTTACTAAATTTAATGGTCTAAAGAGAAGAGTGACTTCAAAACCGTTTTTATCAAAATCTGCTTTGACAATAACATCAATAACATCCACTCTAGGTTCAAAATTTTTTAATACAGTCCTTATTTCAGTATCTAAAGTTCTAGCGGTAATATCGTCTAAAGGTTCAAATAGCAACCTTTTAATATTTGACCCCAAATAAGGTTGAAAAGGTCTTTCGTAGTGATTTGTTAACAATAAATTTTTAATAGAATTTATTATAGCTCTGTCACCAGAGAGCTTATTTACATCCTTTTTTATAGGATGCACATTAAAAGTCATATCCAAATCTGAATACGACCTAAGAACATTAGAAGAAAGGGTATCTGTATTATTTGACATTCATTTATTTATAATAGATTTTTTAGAGAATCAGTACCTATTAAATCTCTTATTAAAACGATTGCTGCTGGATTTGGAATACTAGTCAACTGTACCATTTTGTTGTAATCATTCAAAATTCTTAATGAGTTTAAATAATAATTTTTATCGTGGGTTCTTCTGGCTCTAACTAAATCTTTTATTTCTGTAAAAATCTGTATCATGGTATTTGCATCATTGTCTGAAAAATTTAAAGTGCCTGATGGTAATATATTGAAATCATATAACGAGTCGTCACTATTTGAAATCACATAAAACGTGTTACCCGAAGGTTGCATATAAAACCCTATGGGTTGAGTAACATATTCGGTTACAAAATATTCCTCTTTGAATTGAATGGTAGTTATATCCCATGCCTTTTCTAAGGTATAGTAGCGAATCGCGTCGGTGGGATTATCAAGGCCTATTAATTTTTTACCATCTGAACTAATTAACATTCCAGGTTGAACACCGTCAACATCCGAACCTGCAAGTAAATCAATAGCAACAGAAGTGGAAACTAAATTTGCAGTTTTAATTGACCAAGGTGTGCTTAGTTCAAATTTCATTAAAACATCATCTGCTCCTTGAGACACGATTAAAATATCACCATCCTTATTAAAGAATAGTGAGCGAGGATTAGAATCGGTTTCCACCCCATCAAGTCTATAAATTTGTAAAAAAGAACCAGTGGACGATACCGCTGTTTGTACATTCCAAGCCTCTGATAAATCATATTCAAAAATTTTATCGTTACCCGAAGTTATATCTGTATGATACAATTTTTTACCATCATTTCTAATAAAAAGGTCATGAGGATCTCTGTTGGTTCCCGAATAATTTGGATTTGATGTGCTGTTTATTGTTAGTGTTTTTAAGTTAGTGGCAGAAGCAATATTCCAAGATTCTGTCAAATCATATTGAATGAATTGATCAGTTGGAGTTGAGGCTGCCAAAAACAGCATAGATCCGTCTGGTTTAAATGTGATAGATCTTGAAAGAGTCGCGACCGAGGAAATATCCAATGTTGATGTTCCAATTTGTGAATTTAACACCGTCCAATCTGAAGAATAAATTGTTGTGTCGTCAAAATAATTTGAAGCGGACCATGTATCAATATTGATTATTTCATTATCTTCGTTTAGAAAATTTTCCACACTATTTGAATATGCTGCAAGTTCATCGCGTATAAAAAGACTGGTGAATGACCCTAAAGCTGGGGAAAAATCATCAACGCCATCAATAGAATTAACTAATTGTGTTATGTTAGTGCCCACTCTAATTGCAGTTTCATAATCGGGATCATCAGAAACTGTTGTCTTAACTCCAGAAATTCTATCAGTATGAGATAGAAATAAATTCAGCTCATTTAATGTTTGTGTAGCAGTATTCGCTAATAACCTTAGGTTATTTTCTGTGGCTTTTTCTGGCGGAATAAGTTTTGGGCTATTAACAACAGTACCAAAGGGTCCGTATATTGGTGTTATGGCAATCAGTATTTCATCAATAGTAGTAACAATTCTCTGAAAATTATTTCTCATCGTAACTATTACGGATTCCATAGGATTCTTAAAATAATTTCCGTAAGTACCACTCTTTAAAAACCGCTTTTGCCATTCCTTTAATTTTACAGGATTATTTTTGTAATATGATGTGTTCAACCCGCTTGCTGTTAAAGCAGAACCAAATCTTGATTTATCGAAATTGAATCCCAATCTTTCTAAAAATGTATTTTTTTCAGTATTTAAACCAGAAGCCCCAGCGGCAGAACTGCCGGTAATTGTTATTTCATCCCCCTCATTTGCTGGAGTTGTCAATAAAATATAAGTTCCAAATGAGGAATCGACTTCTGGTTGGCCTAATACTACACCGTTTCTAGATACAGTTATAGCATTTGGAATATATTCTTCACTTGTATAGAACTTAACTTGATTTGCTAGAGCTATTAAATTATCAGTAAAT